ATGTTGAACAGGCGGAACAGTGGATGGCTTACTCTTGTGTGAGTAAAAAAATACTGTTATAGTAGAACGCATTGTTTAAAAAGGAACGCAAGTTCTGGGCTTAGCCAACGAGATCACCGTACGGTGGTTGGCAGTGTGTTCTACTATACGCTTTCATATGAGAGCGTTACAAATTTCGTAGTTACTATGAGGGAGACATAGAGCAGGTCAAACCTGTCAAGATCGCAACTTGGGTGGTTCGAGTCCACGCTACGAATTAATTTAACTCGGTGTGGTGTAGAGATAACATGCGTGGTTTGGGACCATGTGTCGAAGGTTTGATTCCTTCCATCGAGACCAATTTAACTTGAACACAGGCAAGTATAGTCCTGTGGACTGAGGTGTGGCAGGAAGGGGTTTAATCCCTACGAGAACGAGGATAGCGTACTGGCGTAGTATCCAAGGAAGCCCCCAATCTAGAGCGCAGTAGGGAAACATAACTATCCCGACAGGCAGTGCTTGCCTGAGCTAAGGTTATAACCGCTGATTTAAACTTAATTGCAGGCGGATAAAATGCTAAAGGAGGATTAATCATGAACGAACATGATGTTGAACAAGGGGGCTTTGGCTTTCCTGTTTACAGTAGATTAAAATAAAGAATATGGGTGATGAGCAGCATTGGCGACTGCAGCAGACTGTAAATCTGTGTCCTCTGGAAACTAGGTTCGACTCCTAGATCACCCACCAAATTTGGGACGGTAGCTCATTTGGAAGAGCAAGATGCTTTTAACGTCGAGGTGGTGGGATCGTAGCCCACCCGTCCTACTTTTTATGCCTCGTTGATATAATGGTTATTATGTCCGCCTGTCTAGTGGAACAAAGGAGTTCGATTCTCCTACGAGGCGCCAAATTCTAGATAATAATAGTGTAATATTATAAGGTATAAATATGAATATTATTATTTAAAGTGACAACTTCAATGACAACCAAAATACTTTTTATCCTTAAACGCCGTGAGGATTATAACGAAATCAAACATAGCCCTAAAGGTTTATCCACGGGGCTTTTTAATTCGGCGAGTTTTATGGAACAAATGCTCAATGACATGGGCATAGAAGCACATTTAGAAGTGGCGATTGATAATAACTGCATTGATCGGTTAGTAAATAAACACAAACCTACACATGTTATAATTGAAGCACTTTGGGTAGTACCTAGTAAGTTTGCTATTTTAACCAAACTACATCCTGGAGTAAAATGGATTATTCGCTTACACAGTGAAATGCCATTTATGGCTGGCGAAGGTATGGCCATGGATTGGATTGGTGATTATGTAACTTACAAAAATATTATTATCGGGGTAAATGCTCCGCGCATGTTAGACGAAGTGCGTACATTTTTGCATATTAAACAAAAATGGACCAATGCTCAAACTATTGAGCGTGTAATATACATGCCTAATTTCTATCCACAAGAATACAAACGTAAAGAATACAACAGCAATAAGCATTGGGTAGATATTGCTTGTTTTGGTGCAGTACGACCATTAAAGAATCACATGGTACAGGCTGTAGCAGCATTAAAATTTGCTAGAGAAAATGGTAAGCAATTACGTTTTCATATCAATGTTGGACGCATTGAAATGAAAGGTGATCCAGTGTTAAATAATCTACGTGGTTTCTTTCAACACTTGTACAAAGAAGGTCATCAACTTATTGGTCATGAATGGCGTCCTAGAGAAGAGTTTTTAGAGTTATGTAGTCAAATGGATATCGGGCTACAATGTAACTTTAGCGAAACTTTCAATATTGTCAGCGCAGACTTAATTAGTCAAGGCGTTCCAGTTGTAGGTAGTTACGAAATACCTTGGGCTACTAGATGGTTCAATGCTCGTCCGGCAGAAAGTACTGAAATTGCTAATGCTATTGAAAGAACTCATATATTACCTCAAGTCAATGTATGGTTAAATCAACGAAATTTAACTAAGTATACAAATAAGACACGAAAGATATGGTCAAAATATTTTAACGGAGACGAATAATGAGTAAGCATACAGTAAGAACAAACCATTGGTTAGATGGTATTTTAAGAATAGAAGAACAGATATTTGAAAGCATGGAACATGCTACAAGATACATAGAAAACACTAATCATCACGGTGCAAAAATTGTTGATGAAGAAGGACAAGTTGTACATCAAATTGGTGCAGTTGAAGTTAATACATACGCTTAATTAACCAATTTTTATTTTTTACTTGACACCAGTTAGTAGAAATGCTATACTGGTGTTATTGTTTTATAGCGGTGGTGGAGCAATTGGCAGCTCGCCAGCCTCATAAGCTGGAGACCAGGTTCGAGTCCTGCGACCGCAACCAAGTTTTAAATGCACCATTCATCTAGAGGCCTAGGACATAAATAAAGTATATAAGGAATTATTTATGGGTGGTTATAGACAAGGATCTGGGCGTAGTAAATCGGGATATTATAAAGGTATATATTGCGGATCAACATACGAATTATGTTGGGTAATATATAACATAGACCATAATATAGAATTTACACGCTTTCCTAGATTGCTAGAACAAAACGGTGTTAAGTATTATCCGGATTTTTTGTTGGCAGATGGTAAAACTATTGTCGAAACAAAAGGATACGAAGCGCAAGCATCTGTAGATATTAAAACAGCCGTAGCAGAAAGTTATGGTTATACTGTTAAAGTTTTACGCAAAGATGATTTACAGTATGCGTTTGAGTATGTAACATCGTCATACCATACAAAGAAATACTATATATTGTATGATGGTTACAAGCCAAAATATGCTTATGTTTGCTCTTGTTGTGGTGCTGAATATCATAAAGATAGAGTAATAAAAACGCAAGAAAAGTTTTGTTCTAGAGGGTGCGCTGGTAGATTTAGAAAAGCACATCGAAAAGAACAGACTAAACCAGAGTTAGGTAATTACAAAAGACAACTAACTAAAGAAACAGCATTAGAGATATTTAATAGAACAGATAAGTCATTACAAGGCTTAGCAGAAGAATACAATATACCAAAAAATAATATTTGGTTTATTAAACAAAAAAAGACTTATAAGTGGATACACGAATAAGTTAAAGGTTACGCACCCATAGTTTATCGGTTAGAACCCCCGGTTTTCATCCGGGTAAGCGGAGTTCGACTCTCCGTGGGTGTACCAAGTTATGCCCCTTTGGCGGAATTGGCAGACGCATCGGATTTAGGTTCCGACGCCGCAAGGTGTGTGGGTTCGACTCCCATGGGGGGCACCAAAGATTTAAGAGTACACTGAGCGGCGTTCGCCTAGTTGGTATGGCACTATCCTTCCAAGTTAGAATAAGACCGGTTCGAGCCCGGTACGCCGCTCAGTGTACTTTTGGTCCCACTGTTTTAGCCATATAACAACAGGCGGACAGGGTAACTACTCAGTTTTGGGCTCGGTTGTGCGAGTAGCAAGACACTAATTTAGGAAGGTTGCGTAGAGAGGTCATACGTCTCCCTTACAAGGAGAGCGATGATGGTTCGAGTCCATCACCTTCCACCAGTTAGTAGTAGTAAAGTTTTATTCCGCATGAGCCAGCAAGGTGACGGCACCGGACTGTTAATCCGAGATCCATGAAAGTGGGCGAGGTTCGATCCCTCGATGCGGAGCCAGTTTTAGGATAGACGGCAAGATTGAGTCCTAAGTAGTGCTTTTAACACGAAAATAGATGAGCTCTCTTGTTCGAGACAATCCGGCAAGGCCTATCTGGAGAAGGATAGCCGGGCTCCTAAAAACCTTTTTATAGTCTGTTAGTTCAATGGGAGAACAGTCGACTGATAATCGACAAACACTGGATCGTAACCAGTACGGACTACCAAGTATTCCAACCACATCGCGTTTAGGGTGAAGTAGGGCGTGCAAACTAAAACCCTGTAAGATCAAAAATACCTACCAAGCAAGGAGGAATTACAGCGCAAGCTGAAGAACAATGTGGTGACTTGCTACCCGGGAGAAAGCCGTAACATTACGTATTCGAGGTTAGGAGAGTACGGCAAACCGCCCACTTATTTAGAGGATTGGCTGAGTGGATTAAGGCAGCAGTCTTGAAAACTGTCGAACTGAAAGGTTCCGTGAGTTCGAATCTCACATCCTCTGCCAGTAGTATCCTTCCTGTAGTTTAATGGTAAAACAGCGGGCTTATACCTCGTAACGACAGATAATCGGCTGGTCCAGGTTCGAGTCCTGGTAGGAGGACCAAAAGCAGGCTCTTATAGTTAAGTGGCATAACGCATCCATGGTAAGGATGTATTCCAAGTTCGATTCTTGGTGAGAGCACCAAAAAAGTTTAATTGGCTCATGGTGTAGTGGTAGCACAACAGGTTTTGATCCTGTTAGTCCTAGTTCGATTCTAGGTGGGCCTGCCAGTTTTGTTAGTGTGTGTGCAGTGACCATATGTGACTATAGATTATACTTAATCCTTCTATAGTGTACCTGATGTCTGTAGCAGTATACTTAAGTGTATATTGGTTAGTGAATTAAGTGTAACTAACAGCTAACAAATTCATAAAT